GAAAACCCTCAAAGATGGTATCAAAAAAGGTTACTGGACATTGGAGGATTTAGATAAACCTAGTCCACAATGGAAAGAAGTTGTTGATACCTGTAATGGACACCCAATGTATGTTCGAGGTTATCAAGGTGTCAAGTTTCAAAACCTTGCTAGGGTTGAAGAACCTAAACCTAAACCAAAAGAAGAAAAAGTAGAACTAACTGATCCTAAAGACCTTCCAACTTACGATTTCTAATGAAAACTATCGAATTACTAAAACCACTTCCCATTGTCAGAGATGAAGCTACACATAGGTATCTCAACAAAGAAACAAATCAATGGCTATCTTATTCAACTACTGAAGTTTGTAATGAGCTAACAGAAGAAGCTAAAGAGAATATTGAAAAATATAGATTCATGTGGCAACCCAGGGGGGAGAAAGTACATGAGTGTCTAGCTGAAAAGATGTTAGGTAGTACAGAGATTGATGTTGATGAATATGGTGCATGGATTGAACCATTACTAAAACATGAACTATTCACACATTTTCAACCACTAGCAGTTGAACACATGATGTCAATACCTGATAAATCAGTTGGTGGTCAACTTGATCTTCTTGGATATGACACTAAGACAAAACAAATTAGATTGATTGATCTTAAAACTAAAGGTAAATACAGTTATTTTTTAAAGAAAAGAAAAAAAGATGGTTTGATATATATCGAAGATTTGGATATGTATTGGAAAGAACCTTATTCAACTGATAAACAACTTGGTTGTTATGTTGAAATGTTGAAATTAAATTATGATTTAACACCAGATGTATGTAATACAATCTGGGCATTTGAAGGTAGATGTATTCTGAACATTGATCAGCCAACAGAAAGATGTGAAGCTGCATGGCAGGAAGCATGGGAAAAGTTTGAATCTGAAAAGGAATTATTTTGATGACAAAAAAAGACAGAATAGAAGCTGCCCGTAAACGTATTAAAGAGCTAGAACAATTAATCAAAGATTGGAGTAAAGAATGAGATATATACTTGATGTCTCAGGTAGAGACTTAGAACTTATTAAAGCTTCTATTGTTAACTTTGAAAGGTCATTAGAAATGTCATCTCAAGGAGATTTTACTCACTTGATTGATGAACTTAATGATACTTATTTAAGTATAAAAATTCAGAAAACTAAACAACTTAAATCTAAAATAAGAAGAAAATGGAAAATAATGAAATGAAGTGTTTTTATAGAGAACTTGATCGAAGAAAAAAGTATCTCATCACAAAATTAAATAATGAAATTGCATCACTTGAATGGCAGTGGTTTCAAAAAGAAATTAGTGATAAGGATTATGTTGTAGCATTTGATGATATACAAAAACGTATTCGACAATTAGAAGGATGACTAATCCAAATAAAAGAAAAGGAGACAAAGCTGAAAGAGAAGCAGCAGAACTTTTAACAGAAGTTACTGGTTTTGAATGTAAGCGAAACTTAGCAGCAGGAATACCAGATGATGTTGGAGATATTTATGGGATACCTAATTGTGTAATACAGGTAGCTGATTACAAAGATAAGTCGAGAGCTTGTTTGGTAAAACCCAGGGAAGTTGAAACTCAAAGAAAAAATGCAGGAGTAGACTTCGTTGCCAGTATGGTCAGGTTCAGAGGAGGTCAATGGAGAATGGTCTTGACTCCAGAACAATTTAATACATTATTACAAGCTGCCTTGCAGTAAACATGATATAGGTGTAATATAAATATTAAGTAAACAATTACTCATGTCTGCAAAACAGCCTTCGACATTAATCGAGGCACTAAACGCTTTCCAGCAAAAGCATCATGCTGCTGGTTTAGATGGTAAAAATCCATTTTATAAAAGCAAATACACAACATTGTCTCAAGCTCTACTTGCTGTTCAACCAGCTACAGAGTTTGGTCTTTGTCATTCACAACTGAATGATTATGTGATCACTCCAGAAGGAGAAGTTATCACAATAGTTATTACAAAATTGATGCACGTTTCTGGTGATGAACCTTTAGTCAGTAAGTTTCCTGTTCCAAAGATTCCCAGTAACGTAAAAAATGCACATCAGGAAGCTGGTTCTGCTCAAACCTATGCTCGTAGATATGGATTACTTTCTGTCTACGGACTAGCTAACGATGATGATGATGGTAACTCATTAACCAAGACACCACCACCAAAAACAGGTGTAGCGAAAACTCCTACAAAACCTAATCAAAAACTAGAACCTACATCTGTTTTAGACAAGCTACCTGATCCTATTACTAAGGATGCAAAAGCAGTAATCCTTGAAAAGTTACAGGCACTTCATGAAACTAATGCAGTGAAGATGAAAGAAATAGTCGAATCTTTCAGAAAGAAGTTCAGTATCAAAGATACAAAGATTACCAGACATATTACTACTGCTGAACATGGAGAGTTTTTAGCTCTTGAAATCTCTAAGATAGATGAGAGCTTATGACACCTGATGAAACTGCTAACACTGCGAGAGAACAAGTATTGAATGAACTTCTTCTCCGCAAACAGCAACGTAAAAAAGATTGGAACAAAAACATCTTTAGCGTCAGAACCAATGACACACTTGCTGTTAAAATAAAGAATCATTGTAAAAAAAACAAGATCTCTTTTAATTCATTCTTCAACACTTTATTATCTCAATTTTTTAATTAATTATGGCTGACTTTAATCCAGCACTACCTCTTCCTATCAAATGGAGCATTGGCGATGATCGCTTCAATGAAGGACAACAAGTTTTGAGTTTAACAATACCTGTTGACTCTGTTACTCACTTGATAGATCATTTACAAAACCTAGTAAACACAAAAGCAAAAGATGGAGATGTCTACGACTTCAACAAAAAAGACACAATTAAAACTCAATGTGTACAAATCTACTCTAAAGTCATGGAGGGAAAATACGGCACTTGGGGCAATATTAATCCACAGAAGATAGAAAACGCACCTTCTACTGACGAGTTACCCTTTTAATTACGAGGCATTTGGTTTTGTGAGATTTGTCAATGTAAGCCCTCACTTTTTATCATGCAACAAAAAACAAATAGTTATTTAGTAAAAGATCCTTTATTGAATATTCATTTTAAAATAATAAATGGTGTACGCTATTGGCTTACACCACCTCCTGCTGGTTATCAAAAATGAGTAAAAGTCCAAATCCGTCAATTCTTAAATTACGCAAACTTAAAGAGATTAGACGTAATAAGTTAGAAAAAAACTTATTAGAAGTACAACTAAAAGGACAAGATCATTATGTTTTTATAAAAGATAACGGAAAAGCTCAAGTTATTTATGATGAGGGTCGTTGGATTGCAGAGCATATAAAAACTGCCGTTATTAAATACAATTATGAAGTTAATAAAATTGATAAATTATTAATTAAAGATTTTACAGATGAAGAAATTAACGAGTACGAAAAAACTTTGCAATAGGATTTTTAGGCTTTATCTTTCGCATCTCTGTTACAACACGATCAGCTTCTAATTCTATAAGTCTGTTTAACAATGAAGCTAAGAAAATATCTTGGTCAAACTTCTTCCTAACCATATGAGTACAATATCTTTTTACATTATCTAGATCATTACTTTTCATTATTTCTCTACATTGCATCTCTATTTCCAATTCCAACTCTGGAGGTGCTGGTTCTATGTTTATGTTGAGAAATTTAGTTATTTTCATTTACTGAAGCCCAGTAGTAGAACCTGGAAACATTCTTGCTTCAATAAAAGCAACTGCTTGATCGTCTATTGTATTGTCTGTTTGTTTAGCTATTGCTTTTAACAGATCCACTATCAATCTTTTCATTGCTTTTGACTTAATAAAGATCAAAAGTATGGGTTTTAAAATTTTTAACATGATGTTAAATATGTCTTACTTTCCAAACATAGCTAAGATGCTAGTATTAGACAAGAATCTTAACTTCTATGGAAGAACAGGAAGAAAAAGAAGGCAATCGTGTTGAAACGATTGTTAAAATTGCTGTTTTAGTTTGGTCTGCAAGTATGCTGACTCTTTCTTATTACGAACCACCT